TAGCGCGTCATTGCTTTTAAGTGACTACTGTGTAAGCCTACAGCCTGTGGGCTCCAGCTGTCGGTATATCACGAAACACAACTGAGTCTCATGCGTCAGTTTCTGACACTTTGCCTTCGGCCTTGGAGCGCATCCGCCCCTCGACGCGCCGCCTGACCGAATCTTTCCAGGCAGCCTCATCAGCCTCTTTTGCTTTCGTGTACTCCGACGACCGCAGCGCCAATCCCGCGTAAACCAATTCCCTCAAATACGCCGTAACCTTCTTGTCCTCTTGGGACGCAAGATTCTCCGCCAGCTTGTAACGGTTGGGGTCAATCAGCAGCTGGCAGTAATACTTGTTTCCGTGGTTCAGGGGCATGGCCTGCGGTCTAGTCTGCTACACAATAGCATACTGAGTCACAGTAGTCTCACCACCGCACGTCGTCATCCACGCGCTTCCGCCACGCATTGGCCTGCGCCACCCGCGCCCCGCCCCTCTGCTTGGCGCATCCCTTCCGTACATCTCGCGCCCACTCCAAAAAAGCCGCAGCCCGCTGCAAATCCGCCGTTCGTGCCGCACGAATTTCCCGATTCAGCCATTCGAGCACCAGTTCCCGACCAGTCTTGGGCCGACTCATGCCAGCCCGTCTTTCCTGAGGTCCTCAATCCGCCGAATACCGATCACCTTCTGGTCCGGGCACAACCGCATCGCATACTCCCGTGCCGTATAGGCATCGGGAGCTTCAAGGTAGAGGTTGTGCGTAGGACCGTGGCGAGGCCACATGGTGACGCGGTACTCGGTCAGATCACTCACTTTGCTTTTAGTGCTCGTCAAAACAAGCGTAGTCTTTGTGGTAAAGCTTTGCAGCTTCTACATAAGCAGCCCTCGCTTCTTCAGGTGTATCAAAGGTCCCTAGATGATACAAGTGCTTATCAACCCTTATACACGCTTTATATTTATTGCCCTTTTTATGCCAACCTTTAGCTTTACGATTGTGTTGATTTGTATTATCAGTAGCTAAACGTAAATTAAATATACGATTATCGGATTTAATTCTATTTATATGGTCTACAATGTACTCACCTGGATCTTCTTTGTGGTACATGTAGTATATTACTCTATGTTCTTGATAAATCACGTTTGTATTAAGTCTTATAGTCCTGTAGCCTTTTTTGTTTATTGTCCCAGCTCTTGCACCCTTTAAGGCTCTGCCACACTTGTAATACTTGTGGAGCAGTAAACCCTGCTCAGGATAGAAGTCAAACTCGGCAAACAGTACCTCCAGCGGAGGCATGGGTTTAGACTTAGGCATCGCCTGGTTGCGCAGGTGGTCAGGGGGTTGGGCGTTGGAGCGCCGCAACCCCACAACTATACCGTTACTTAGCGTCGTGCCAAGTGTCGCCGACGTTGGCATCAGCTAAGGCAGGAATATCGTCCAACCACCGAGATTCAGCTTCTTCCATCACTGACTTAAGTTGTGTAGCCCAAGTCTCGGCGTGCTCTTCTTTAACCAACAAAATTACTTCATCATGAATTACTCCGGCTAGGCGAACAACATCCTCACCATCTGCTTTAAGTAACGACCACAGTTTACCTAATGTAAGCTTCAAAACTGCGGCACCCGCCGATTGGATTGGGGTATTACATCTTGTTGTAAGTTTATTGTTCTCGCCCGGTAAAAACCGCCTGAACCCCGAAACACGTGTGTAGATCGCAGGATTTGATGAAGCCGCATCAGCCGCTGCAGCATTTTTGCGCTGCCATGCGGAGATGCCTTTATAAATGCTGTGAAATTTTTGCCGCACCTCTGCAGCTTCATCAATATCCATTTGGAGCCCTGTTGCTGCGGCATAGTTTCTAAGCCCTTTCGCGCCACTACCATACAAAAGCCCGAACGCCGCTGATTTCGCCACTTGGCGTTGTTCTTTCGTAACTTCATGCTCAGCTACCCCATAAAGCTGCATCGCAGTCAGCGTATGAAGGTCCTGCCCCTCCTGGAACGCCTGGATCATTAAGGAATCCTTGGCTTCTGCGGCGGCAAGCCTAAGCTCCATCTGGGCGTAGTCGGCGACAACCATCTTCCACCCTTTTGGTGCTTGCACACAAAGTCGGAAGCGAGGATCTCTAGGTATCTGCTGGCAGTTGGGCGAAATACAACTCATACGCCCAGTGTCAGCTCCAAGCTGCAAATAACTAGCCCTAATAAATCCGTCTGCGTTCAAATTCTTCAACAAAGTCTCGGCCATCTGCCGCCTCTTCTCTACTTTTTTCCACCGCAAATAGTCCGCCACAACCTTGTGATCACCTACATATTCCTGGAGCGCAGAACGACTGGCACTCGGCTTCCCGTTCTTCATATCCATCGGCGGCTCACCAAGCAAAGCAGTGAACTTTTTGAGCAGCTGCGCCGGACTATTGAGGTTAAAAACATTCGGATCCGGCTTCTTACCTTTCGGACCAGGCTTGGTCTGGTACAACAACTTCCCGTCTAACCCGCGACGCAGCTTGTGTTCTGGCGGAAGCGCCGCATCAAAGTCCTCAATAAATTTCTCACCAACCTCGACGTTTTCTATGTCTAAGTCTTCAATTAACTGCTCCAGCATCTTCTTATCGAATGGCAGCCCAGTACGCCAAAGTTGTGCCATTGCCGGAAGCGCCTTGCACTCAAGCTCCCACGCGGGCATCAACGCACCAGTCGCCATCCGCTTCGTGATCGGCTCCCACAGCTGGGTCAACACCACCACATCCTTAGCCGCATATTCGATCTGTTCCACGCGCAGATCGCCCGACCAATCACTCCTCTGCTCTTCCTTGGAAATGTCTTGGCCGAGGTAGCGATGCACAACGTGCTGGAGCCCGTGCTTCAGATTCGGCAACCCGTTCGTCAATATCCGACTGGCCAGCATCGAGCAGTAGACCTTGCCCTCGGGATAAATCTCGTGTTCCTGCAACCAGCCGAGATCAAAAACCGCATTGTGCGCCAGCCATTGCCGCGAAACGCTGCAGAACTCTTCGAGCGTGATCCAGTCCTCATCGCTGAAGCTCCAGCAATCCAGCACTACTGGAGGCTTACCGAAGGTGGCCAACTGCAAAAGGCGAAGACCACCGAACTTCGGCTGAAGCCCAGTGGTCTCAACGTCAAATGCAACGAAACTTGCGTCATCGAGCGTGGACAGATGCTCGATGCCTTGAAGGATTTCCATGCCTGGTAGGGCGTGTACCCTACTACTCTAGCAGGCTGTCAACCTCCCTGGCGGAGCACAGCACCGCCGCCGCGAGTGTCCCACCCTCGGGAAACCCAAGCAGGCACCGCGCCTTCCAGTGGATGCAGTTCTTGCATGGGCCGCCATCCGGCTGGGGCTTGTAACCCCGCCGCAACCGTTCCATCCGCTCCTCTTCCCGCCCTGCGGGACTGGTGCGGTAACACTTCATGCACAGCACCGGGTTTGTCGTCTGCGTACCACAGCCCTGGCACGCCCTGCTGTTGATCGTGATGGCCATTACTCATCAACTTGATAGAAAGAACATTCGACGGCAAAAGTCCCACCAGCTTCTGGAACTTCCAGGCTGCACCGCTTCTGCCACCAGTGCGCACAATCCCGGCAAGTAATTTTTGTGCTGCGAATCGTCGGCACAGTCCCCGAATCTTTGAGTTGCGCAGCCCGCCGTGGAAGTTCAGGCCACAAATCCTTGTACGCCCGCCCCGTCCTGATCTGACTAACCGACTGAGGCACAACACCCAATAGCCGCGCCAGCTTTACGTTGTCCCGCTGATCAGTGAGGATCAACTTGACCTCTTCCGGCGTCAGCTTTCGTGTCTCCAGCGGCTTATTGTCCGACTTGCGCGTCGGAACAACCTCCCGCTTGAGTTTCTTGTCGTAGTAAACGTTCCACCTGTACCCGCAACACTTACAACGGAAGCGGTACGAGCGGATCGTCGACCCATTTCTCCAGTTGTACGTGTTGATGATTCTGCGAAAACTGTGAGTGCAATAGTTAGCCATTCCAGTGACGAATAACTCCTGCGCAAATGAAAATGTTTGTAGTCATGTAAGCCAGCAGGATACAAAAACGCACCAGTGCAACCTGATCAGCGATCCGATTGTGCTGGTGCGCCTTCTCACCCAACGCCTTGGCGACAATCCGCCACCAGTACCTCATCAATCCAGGCGAAGCACGTTAGCCAAGGCACAACGCTCTTCAAACGAAAGACGTTGAAGCGCATCGCTAGTGGACTTCAAAAAAGCGAGAGTTACATAGCCAGGAAAGAATAGCGCTAATACGCCGATAGCGGCATACGCAAACCTGGCCTGTAGCGACGTGTTGGCACCAAGAAGTGCCATCATCTCATTGTCAGTCATTTTTTGTAGGGTTCAGTAGCGAGGGTGTTAATCAAGCGGTTCAAGTACCAACGGGCTTTACAGAAATCCTCGTAAGGATCCTTCTTAAGCCACGCTCGGCTGACATATTTGATGACCTGCCAATGCAAGCCACCAACGACAGCATCTGGAGCGCCCTTGACCCAATCCTCAATTACGTCGATCACCTCGACGCGCCCAGCCGTGTAATGACTGGGACTATTGACTGCATCGGTCATCCCTTGGAACCTTGAACAGCAGTGTCGCCGTGATAGCGACCAGTCACGGAGTAGCTCTTGCCGGGCAGCATCGACATCTTGTGGAACACAATCTGCGCGATGCGCATACCCGGCCACAACGGCACAGCGTGCAAGGACCTAGCGTTTTGCAGTTCCAGCGTTAGCCGCCCTTTGTAACCGGGGTCGATGTACCCGGCAAGAAGATGCTCAATCCCTTCCCTGGCACGAGACGACTTAAGCGCCAGCTGCCCAGCGACACAATCCGGGAAATCAAACTCCTCCACGGTCTCGGCCAAAATAAATTCGTGGGGCTGGAGCATGAAAGGTTTTTCCTTCGTGTGCCCAGCAATGGAGTAAGGCACCAAGCTGGTGGTAGTCGGTAACTCCACCAGCAGGTTTTCGCCAAGTCTCACATCGAGACTCGCTGGATTCACCATCTCCGGCAGAAACGGCGAGACCAAGCCCCGCCGCGCCAGGTTGTGAATCTCATGATCACAGTGGATCATCAGTCAGCCACCACAACCGGAGTGGGCTGCTGGAGCTGAACGCTCTTCCAGGTCTTGCCCCACTTGATGCAGTTGATGGTGGTCATGTGGACACCAAACTCACGGGCAATAGCCGCGACGGTCTTACCACCATCAGCCAGCTGGCGCTTAATTTCCAGCACTTTGGCCTCCGTCAACACCGCCACACCACGCTTGCCCTTGCGGCTGGACTTACGGGTCTTACTTTGAGACTGGGCTTTTTGTACGGACGTTGCCCGTACGATTTTCTCGCCAGCAGGCAGGGGAATGGTCTGCTTGGGCTTAGTTAGATCCAGCTGAACGTGCTGGGACGTTTCCAGAGCAAAGCGTGCTGCTTCGAGTGCTTTGGAGATTTGATCGAACTGGGATTCAGAGAGGACGTACATGCTCATGAGTAAGAACGGGTGCAGTGTAGTAGGGAACGGTCAGTTCTGGAGCTCTAGCTTGATGGCAGCTTGGAAATAGCCAGCCACCTTGAGACGGCGGTAAACAGAACCGCCCTCCTCGGTTTGCTTGTTTTCGATGGCGTCGTAATCACGACGGGCTTCCTCCAGGGAAGCCATGGTCTCGATGTTGAGCATGTTTAGCTCGCTATCGGACAGCTCGGACAACTTATCGAGGTACACCAGCTTCCCGCCCAGCAGATAGGAGCGGTAGAAGGGCACCATTGAAGTTTCAGTCATTCGTGTTGGATCGAGTTCAGTCGAAGTAGAGGCGACG